TGCTGCATTAGTTGCTTGTGTGCTTGCGGTACTCGCAGAAGTTGATGCGTTAGATGCTTGCGTAGAAGCGGTACTTGCAGAACTTGCAGCGGCTGTTGCTGAACTAGCAGCAGCAGTTGCACTTGTTGCAGCATTACTGGCTTGGGTAGTAGCAGAAGAAGCATCTACGATAAGTGAATATTTTGCAGAGTTTGCATTAGAGGTAAGTGGTTGACTACCGCTAGAAGTATGAGCTGTGTTTACAAAAAAGATATTTCCGGTAGATGTATCTTTGACTAAGTCTCTAATAACATACGATGTTGATGCTGCCCAGTTACCCTTAAATGTTCCTAACTCTGTTGTAACTGACAGCTCTCCAGAGCTATCAAAACCTAAAACTTTACTAGCTCTATCAGATGCGTTGGTAGTAAACTCTGCACTTGTAATGCTGTTAGTACGAGATACTTTGATACTTCTGTCTATCTCTTCTTGTTGCTCTATAAGTTGATGAGTAATCTTATCTAGTGTATCTTCAAAGGAGCTTGAGAGAAACGGATCGTTCTCCACTAGGTCTAGTGTTTGTGTGTTCGGAGTATTTCTTATAAGCACAACTGTTTCCCCACTAGCAGGAGCAGATCCGAAAGTTACATTACCACCACCATCTACACCTATGTTTGACAGAGTATAGTGTGTAGTCAAACTCTTAACTGTTTCTGTACCTGTAGAGCTTCTGATAATTACAGTTATCTCTGCTGCTGCAAATATCTTAAATGTGTATGCAAAGGCGGTAGTGCTGCCATTACCTGCATAGCTTACTTTAGTTGTGGTTGATGATACTGTCATCTCAGTTTCCTCCTAATAAAAATTTTCTAGATTCTATTGCTTCTGATAAATCAGGATATTGTATTAATAAAAATTCTTCTGCTGCTGCATTATAATATTGTTGCTCTATCTTTCTATATGCTGATTGTTTTTGTTTGTCATTGAACCTACTATAAGCTCTTGAATAAAATAGTTTTTCTATTGCTTCTCTAAATGTAAGTTTTCTCAACACTTGTTCATTTTTTGCATACTCAGTCCATTTACTGCTTTGTAACTTTGATAGTTTTAAATTTTTATAAGTGTTTCTTTCAATACTTAGCGGTACTCTCAATCGAACTATCTCTTCTTGCAGAGGAGTAAATTTTTGTCCATAGCTTATACTAAATGGAGTAATCATATTCCACATTGCTACAACAGGATTAATAGAAAATTTTACACCTCTTGTTTTAGGAATACCAAATACATCATATTGCTGTGCTTCTCTCTCTTCATCTCCCACTTGAGCTGTTACTATTCTATGGTAAACCTCTCTAAAGTTAAAAGCATTTTTAGGAGTTCCTATATTTTCAAAGAAAGGTTGACCATCTGCACCATATCTATTATTTTTTCTTGCATCCTCATATACATCTTCTGCTGTAAATCTTTCAAACTCCTCTGTTTTCTTTTTAATTTCTGTATCTTCTAATTTTTTTACATTTCTTATTAAAGAACTAAATGGTTTTGGTATGGGGCCTAAAAAGTTTGCTACTGGAGAGTTGTACAATATACTAGGATCTCCCTCTTGAAAAGCTTTTGATATTGTTCCAAAAGTATTTATCATAGGCATTTCTTCTATGTAATCTAACATTGCAACAGCATATCTTGCTGCAAAATTTTGGTGCATATTTATATCTCTACTTCTTCTTGCACGCTCTACAAAGTTTGCTCCTAAAGCAAATATTAAACCTACAGGCTCTAACCCTGCGTAACTAACATATAGTAAGTTTCCGTTTGGGTTACCAAAATTATCATACATAGGTTTATCTTCTGGAAAATCCTCACCTCTAAAAACTAAACTAAAAGGTTGCCATCCCGGTGGTAACATCTCTCTTTCTTTTTTTTCCCTTGGTAATGCTCCAGTTATTCTTCCTTGAGTTGACAAGTGGCTTACATATAAAAACATCGAACTAGCTAAACCTAATTTTGCTATAGACTTTGATCTTTCTTTAGGCGTACCTGTAAATATTTTTTTTATTGCAGGTACATTGAATAAACTTCTTTCAACTGTTCTAGCAATTACATTTGTTGGTACTGTTGCAAAGGGCATAAGCAATCTACCTATAGGAAACTTCTCTGGGTAGTTTTGTACAGTTCTTGCTATTTTTCCTAAAGCTCCAGTATCACTTGTTAAGGTTGCATAGTTTGCTGCGTGATCTAAATCTTTTGCTATTGACTGTGGATCTAATAATACCTCTATGCCATCTTGTGCAGCTTCTTCATTTGACTTGCCAAGATATTTTGCCTTTGAAGCTCTGTTAACTGCTTCCTCATACAATGCTGCTCTTTGAGCAATACCCTTCCAAAAATCATCTGTAGACTGCAAAGCTAAACCGGGTATTCTTGTTATTCTTCCAAAAAAATCTACAGCAGCACCAAAGTTACCAGAGAACCCTAAAGTCTGTGAATCTATAGCTCTAAATCTTGCACTATCAACTCTTCCAACTGCTGATGCAGATGCTTCGGTTTTAAGAGTTTCTACACTATTAGAAGCTGCATCCCTAAAAGCGTGAATATACCCATATACTCTAGCTGCAATCTGACTTAAATATATACCCTCTGCATCATTAGGTGTAAGCTGTTTATTAAAAAGTTTTTTACCCCCTCTTTCAATAGCACCATAAGTTGCAGCAATAGTATCTTCAGCAAGAAGATATGTCATAAACAAAGGTGTTCCCAAAGCATTTTTAAAAAATGTTTTTGGCCCAGACAATAAACCATTTATGTATATCTCGTATGCTGCGTTTCCATAAGCAGTAGCCTTACCAACAAAAGTATTTAGCCCTGCACCTCCACCTTCTTTCAATGCTTTTTGTACACCTTTAGCAAGTTTTTCAGTTTCTTCGTAACCACCTCCGGATTTGATAACATCATCCATTAATTTATCTTGAAACTGTAAACTTGATCCAACATCAATTCTGTAAGAACTTAATGCCCTTGCCAAATCTGCTTGTTGTTTTTTGGCTGCAATTTGCAAACCAGCGTGCAAGGCCATCTGTCTGCGAAAAGCAAACATAGTAGCGGTACTTCTATCTTTAGCTATCTCTTCTCCGTTAGGGCCTATACCATTAATTTTTTTTGTAAGTTCGTCTATCTTACTTGCAGAGTTTACCAATAAAGATCTAAGTGCAGTTGACTCTGCTGCATCTAATAAACCTCTGTTTTTTTGTAAAGCTTTTTTTGTTATGCCAAGTTCATTAGCAAGTAGTTGACTTGCTTCCTCTTTAGTTTGATCTAATGTTACCTTACCCCCTACAGCGGCATCAGTTTGTTTTCTATATATTTTACTAGTTGCTTGTATGACTTTTTTTATATCATCAGAAGTATTTATTTTTTCGAAGTTAAAATCTAAATCCCCTCCTATAATTACTTTACCTTTTTTTGTTTTTGGATTTTTTCTTACTGTTATTGCATCTTCACCGGTGGTCATTCTTAACATATCTTGAGATAAAGGAACACCCTCCATAGAAAGATCTGTTTCTAATGCTTCTCTTGCTTTTTTTAAGACTTGTTCCTCATTAGCATCTGCTGCTGAAAATCCTCTGCTCTTAAATGACTCATATCTTTCTGGACTTAATAATTGTCTAGCATAATAATCTTTAGTAGCTTGTATGTCTTTACCTTTGCCTAATCTTTGTTCTATAGGAGTAGGAACTCTTCCCATAACTTCCTCTGGTGCCTGCTCTACACCTTCTCTTGCACCACCCATAATATTTGCTGCTTTGAGTATTTCTAAAAGCGAACCACTTATTCCTCCACCACCCGCTAACTGTATTCTGTCTTGTGTAGGATCTTCTGCTTGTTTTGTAACTCCACCTGTAGCAGAAGCATCTAATACTTGTTGATCTACATTTTGTTTTGACAATAAACTTTCTTGTTTATTATCCTGAGGAAAAAGATCTGTTTGTCTAGCCATTGTAACCTTTATTGTTTTTTGATTTCTGTAACATTATCTTGAGGAAAGTAGCCCCATCTAAATAATCCATTGTTACCATCCCATCTAACATCTTTTGCTTTTAATTTATAAGTGTGTATTTTTGAAGGAGAAACTTTTCTTTTAGGAAATATATCCATCAAATTCTCCATAGCTTTTATGTTTTTTTCTTGTTTAAGATCTACCGGTTTATCACCTTCTAATCTTCTTTGTTTATCTGCTTTTCTAATATCTTCTGTTGTTACTTTACTTTCATCTACATAAAATTGTGCTTCTGTTTTTGATGGTGTAATTAAATCACCAGACCTTAAATCATCAGTAGGACTTGCTCTATACATAGTTATTTCTGCTTCTGGGTTTCCTTTAATTTGTTTTAGTGTATTTAAAAAACTTAATTCGTCTTTTTGCAAATCAGGTTGTCTTGAATTACCAGTTGTAAAATATCTTAGCTCCTCATAATTATCACCTACAGTAGTAGAAAAAGCTGAATAACCTTCTGGAGTAAACTCATCTTCTATTTCTAAATTTAAATTATGAGCCGGTGGGCCAAACTGTGCAGGAACTCCATCTGCTGCATGACCAGAGCTTTCATCTCTTGGTGTAGTTTTTTTTGGTTTTAATCTAAACGGAATAGGGTTAGCACTTAAAGTTGCACTATCATCTATCTCAACTCGCTTTGCAGTATCTACTACTTTCTTACCTGCTGCTAATGATGCTGTACCAACTGCACCTAAAGCTTGTACAAAAGTTTTCCAAGGTAATACTTTTGCACCATATATAATACCTTCTACTAATGCTCCTATAACTGCTCCTTCATTTGCAGTTTTAATTCTATTTGTAATATCACTATTAGGATCATTTTTTTCTAAGATAGATAAAACTGTATCTGATAAAGCAGTTCTTTCATTGTCATCTAAACCTAGTATAAACTTTCTAATTACTGGTGCTATTAACTCTTCGCTATTAGGATCTATAACAGTAGCGTCAGCAATCATTCCCCAAGCCATTCCTCTTACTGCTGCACTAGGTGCAAACAATCCGTACATACCTTTTGTAAGTCCTACAATTTTTGCTGCTGGAACTGCACCTGTTGCAAACTCTGATATACCTTCTAAAATAGAGCCATAAAGTTCGTTAGTATATTTTCTTTCTATATTAGCAGTAGAACCTCTAGCAAATTCTGGCACTAAGTTTTCATCAAACCATGTAAGACCTGCTTGTATATTTTTTTTAGCAGTCTCTGCATCAAGACCGGGATAATCAAAATCAGGGTTGCCCGTAATTTTTTGACCTATAAAATCTCCTAAAGTATCTGGAGAGCCTATTACTTCACCAATAAAATCATTAAAGTTTCTACCTGCTTTTTCTGCACCAGTAATTATAGCTTGTCCTGTATCTATACCAAAATCAGCAATTTTGTTAGTAAGAGTTCTATCTGTTACTTTACTAGTATTTTGATCCTCTTGTATCTTTTCTTTATCTTTTTCTGCAAGAGGAAACTCTACACTTACCTCAACATCCTTATCCATGTTTTGCTGAACTTGACCTTCAAAAGCATTTGCTTCAGACAAAACTTCATAATCTTCATAAGCTGTTTGTAATCTTTGTATTACATCTGTCATTGTATATCTAACATAAATTTGTAATCATTTAAATTGTCTCTAACATTTTTCAAAGCTAGAGGTAATTCTTGATTAGGATTATCATCGTAATGTTTTCTAATTAAATCATAAATATCTTGTAAAGGTGTGTCTGGGCTAATCCTACCAAAACCTCCTAAAGATAGTTGTCTGTTAGCTATAACAATATATTCTTTTAAATCTTCCCTGTAAAAAACTAGTTCTGTATCAGCAAACTTTTTCTTTAAGTTTTCTACTTTATTTTCTATCTCTTCTACACTTCTATTTTCTGCTTGCGTAAAATCTATTAGTTCATTGTAATATCTATTATATCCTTGAATTAATTTTTTATGAAACAGGTCTCCTGAAAAAGCTTGCAAAGCTTCCTCAGAAACTCTAAAAGTGTTTTTTAATTCTTCTTTTGCCTTGCTCTCCGCTGCATTTAATTCTGTTAACAATCCTTTTCTTTCAGAAGTAAATGTACTATTAGTTAGTTTTGAATAATTTTGTAATAAATATTCTTCGTCTAATTGATTATTAACTTTTAAAGTAGCTATCTCTGCTAAAATAGTAGGATCATTTTCAGCAGCACTTCCTGCTGCTCCTTGTCTTGATATGTTTAAAAACTTTTCGTACTTTTGTCTTTCTGCTAGACTCAAAGCTTGCATACTTATTAATTGATTAAATATTGGTAGTCCATCTTTTATATCCACAATATTATCTAAAGATCTTTTCAGTTCTTTTATTTTTTTTTCTTCCTCTTCATTCTCAGCCTTTTGTTCTGCTTCTAACAAATCTTCTACGCTATTTGCTTTATCTTGTGCATACTTAATAATTTTTTCTTGTTGGTCTGAACTAAGATTTTTATAATATTTGTTGAATATTACATCTTCCTTATACTCTCCATCTTCAATAGCTAATGCTATACCAAATGCGTTATCTGTTGCATTCATGGCACTTGCAATACTGCTTTCTACTAGTTTGTAAGTAAGGTTTTTAGTTTCTGTATTTGCAGTTATTGCATCATAAACACCAGTTGTCAGAGCAATATCAATTTTGCTAAAAGCATCGTCTGCTGCTTGAAATCTTTCTACTATACTACCACCTGAGTCTCCTGCAATTTTTATATCTAAATCAATATTTGTTTGTACATTTGATTTTCCTAAATCAATTTTTTTTTGCAAGTTTGTTGATAAAAATTTTTGTTTAAGATTACTAAATACTTTTAATCCATTTACTCCAAATTTTTCTTGAACTTTTTTGTTATCTTTCAAAGAAAGTAAAGTTGTATCGTATAATTTTTTTATAGCTTCAGGTACAGCAGTATGTGATACAGTAGGATCATCATTAGATGCTTTTCTAATTATATCCTCAGCTTGATCTTGAAATGATATTAAAGCAACTGTGGCTTTGTTTTCTACATCAAGTCTTTCATTAGCTTGATCATATCTAAGTTTCTCTGCTCCTAGTTTAAATAAAGAACCTCCTATTTCTGTAGCTGCACCAGCAAGAGCAGAAAAAGTCCTAGGATTAATTTGAGCAGTCAAAGGTCTAGCTCCTGTTTCCTCTGTTCTATTTAATTGGCTTTCGTATAATTTTACTTTCATTATTTTAACGAAGCTCCTATACCAGTTAATAAAGTTCCAGCAGCTTGATACCTTGATATTGTTCTTGCAGCCCTTCCTTCCATTCTTGTTATTTCTGCTTCTAGTCTTTGGTTGGTTGCTACTTCTTTTGCTTGTAACTGTTTTACTCTTGAATTGTAATTTTGTATTTCTATATCTTGTTCAAAGCGTAAAGCATTTTGTAAAAGTTTTTTTAATGGTGTACCAGTCGTTGCTGCCCAACCCTGACCTCTATACAACATTTGTGTTCGGTCATTTAGGTTTCTAAATTTTTCTCTATCTTGTAATTCTTTTATCTTATTTAATCTGTCAATATTCTCTGCTTGTGTTTCAGCAGCTTGTGCATTTCTTTCATTTACACTTGCATTATAGTTTGCAGCTTTTTGTGCTGCCTTACCTGCTGCAAGTTGTCCTTGTACAGTTATTGCTGTACCTGCTATCATCAAAGAATTTGCCATATTATTTTATCCTTCCCATTACAATATAGTCTGATCCTTCCGGGCCAAACTTTTTCATTAAACCTTCTTTTTTAAAACCTAAAAATTCTGCAAAACGTATTGCTTCCATCCAATCAGCTTTTACATTTGCGTGCATCCTTGCGTAAGGTGCTTTACTCATAATGTCTTTTGTTGTTTTTACAACAGACTTAATTCTTGTTTGTATTCTATCGCTTCCTATAAACCAACATTCTGCAACACCATCCCACATAGGAATAAAACCTGCTGCTGCAATAATATGTCCGTTCTCTATACCTGTCCAAGCATCATGCAATGCTGCTCGCTCCATGTGGTGTTCCCAGTCATGGTCTGGTGATTGTGTACCAAAAGATAATTTATTTTCTACGACTAATTCTTTTGCGTGTTCTGGTATAAACTTTATTATTCTCATCAATCAAAATCTTGCACTACTACTCTAGGATAAATACCAACAATCGTCATGGGTAATGGTTGTGTTTGTTTTACAACGATACTTCCTTCTGTATCCCAAGAGGGTTGTGCTTCTATAGTCTTGTCCCCAGTAAATAAGGGTACTGCTGTGTCTGTTGGATCGGAACTGTCTCTGAAGGGGATGGTGTCTGTATTTTCGAGACTAGTTCCCACAGAGCAACCCACAGTACGAAAAAAACGAACAATAACACTATGAATTTTTTTAATTTTACCTTGAGCTGTACCACTTGCACTCCCTGATTCAAGTCTTACAGTTTTAAGTGTAGAGGTATAACCTAAACCAACTTGAGCTTTTGTAGTTGCTCTGTCTGTAGTTATACTTCCACTTGATACACTTTCATCAGGATGAGCTGCTCCCTCTTCTAATATTGAAACAGATTGTCCTTCTAAATGTTCTAATCCTGTAAGAGTAGATGTACTAGATCCTGAATATGTTAAACTACTATCTACAAATATTGCATCTTGTATGTCTGTACCAAAATCAATATCTGATAATATTTCTACATATCTTCTAGTAGCACCATTAATAGTTCTCTTTACCACTAAATATAAATTATCTTGGTTTAGTTCTCCCGGTATCACAGCAATGTTTTCTACAATACCATGATTAGTTGTTACACCCCCTGTTGTAAAAGAACCTCCTAATTTATGTTGATGCCATGCAACAACTTGTTCTTCTCTTCTATAAGTTAAACCAATTAATCTACCATCTCCAGTAACACCCCATACTAAAGAAAAAGGTTCTTGTTGGTATGCTAATTCTGTTATACCATTTTCACTTACATGATCTGCAAGGATCGTTAAGTCTATAGCTTGGTAGGCATCTGTATCATATACATAACCTAATTCTCTAATTTTTCTTTTTGCTCTTTGTACAAATAAAGTATAAGAGCCTGCTTGTATTGGTTGTATGTCTGCACTTCCATAAGTAGCTTGTTGTTTAATCTGTACATTAGTTGGTGTAATAGGCTCGTCTGTACCAGATGCTCGTACAACAAATTCACCACCTGTTGTGCCTACAACCATACTTCTTGCTGATGCAAGATATAAAATTCTATTAACCTGATTACTACCAATCGTATATGTCATAGCAGAACTATCGCTAGTAGATTCTGTCATGTTTTCAAAATCACCGGCAACACTAAAAAATATAGTTTGCGGTTGTAATGTTGTACCTGCAAAAACTAAACGCTGTTCGTAGAAAGCACAAGCTCTTGGAAAACCTGTAGTCTCTGAAAAAGCTCCTAGTGAAAACTCATCGGTAGCATTTAACTTACCAACAAGTGTAATAGTATTACTAGCACTCTCTGCTACTACATCATCAACTGGCACTAGTGTTATTTCGTCACTAGTTACTTTTACAATTTCATAATCTTTATTATTACCACCATTAGATGCACCACTTGCAGTAATGGTCATACCTTCGGTAAAACCTTCTATAACAAATTGCTTATTACTATCTCGTATAAAATCATTGTGCGATGATCCCGTACCACTTGGATCGCCTTCTACAAAACTAATTGTATTACTTGCATAGCTTGGTAATATTTCTGCTACGCCTAACTCATCTGTTTGTACTGTTCCTACAACAACAGTTGCACTTGTAAATGTATCAATCTTTACATAGCCATTATATATTTTTACAAACCTTCCAACATCGGTACTAACAAATGTACTACTTGACGCAGTTAGAGTACAACTACTACCAGATCTTGCATTAGGAGTAAGTGTTGTAGTAGTAGCATTTTCATCCAAGTAAGGCCCATTAATAAAAGACACATCACTTATTGTCCAATCTGTATTACTTGTTCTTGATATTTTTCTAACTGGATGGCTACTATGGGTTATGTACATTACATCGGCAGACTGGGTTACCTTGAGTTCTGGTAATTGTGCTGTTGTATATGTTGTGGTTACTTCTACTATTCTACTTGCTGTACCTCCAGAGGTATATGTTGTAAATGCAGAACTGTTTATATTAGTTCCATCTACATCCGTTAATTGAAATGTGTTTGTTGTTTTACCTGCTACAATTCCTGTAACTCCATTGAGTTCTGTCATACCTGCAACGCTTCCAATAATAACATGATCGCCATTATTAAAACCATGCGAGGTTGCTGTAATCACAACAGGATTTGCTTTTGTTGCACCAGAAATAGTTTTACCTGTTTCGGTAACTATTCCTCCATCTTGGTACACTCTAAAATAATTATTACCAAACTCTAATACATACGTATTGGCAGTTGTGGTATTAAATTCAAAAGGTATAAGTCGTGCTGCATTAGCACTTGTTTTTACCTCATGGATAAATTTAGTTCCCGGTCTCCTAGCTGCACCACCAGCAGGATATACTACAAAGTTCTCTAATGTTTTTGCACCATTAAAGTATCTGGTTAAGTCAGTTCTACCATCAAGCCTGTCGCTTAACTCTCCTGCTGTCCAGTTAGTATATCTAGGACTGGTATAAGTCATTTAGTATCTCGAATTTATAAATGTATCTGCTTGTATAACACCTAAGTCTGCTCCCTCAACTCCGGGCATTCCTTCTGTGGAATCCACAAATCTTGCTTCTTTTAATTTTGCTTCATATAAACTATACATACTTGCAACTAAACTGTTGCTGTTTGTAATACTATAACAAGTATCTGCTGCTAATCTTGCAGAAATAGTTTCTGATAATAATGTATCGTACTCATTAGGATCGGTTACTCTTGCTACATATTTTATTTTCATAGTTTGTTCATTACTTACAATAGTTCTTCCTTCTACCTTGTAATCCAAGTCTAGTTTTTCTAAACGCAACACTCTCAAACAAAATGGATCTGTTGGTAAGTTATACGCATAAGTATATCCCCATGTTGGAGCAGTAGAGTTTTGTGCTAATGATGCTCTACGCACTAAACAGTTCCAAGGATGAGAACGAAAAACTGCATCTCTTACAAACTCATATCTCTGGTTCATAATTCTTGCAGCTACACTATCCTCTGTTAAAGAGGTAATGTTACTTGCTCCGATCATATTTAATGCAGAGTTTGCTATATCTACTTCTGATGCCATAATAATTCCTTAAAAGTAAAGAGGGAGTGCAAAAGCTACCCCCTCTTATATTGTGTGTTACTCCACTACATAAGTAATAACAAACGATAGATCGCCTGCTGTATCACCAGCAGCATCGAACTTTAATCCTACATAATAGTAGCCACCGGGATCAGCAGAATCTCCTGCATCCTGCCAGACCTTTTGGCCCATAAGATTAATGTTCCTTGCTTCAAAAGCAACCTCTGTACCTGTAGTAACCGCACCTCTTAGATCGGTGATCGCACTTGCATACGCATCATCATCTTTTGCTGTGATTGTACTACTATCTGCGACATATAAACCTACATCGGTAGTATTGGTTGATCCTGAATCAAGATCATCGTTATAAAGTTTAATACTTACAATAGAAGCATTAGTTGGTATAGGAGCAAGCATAACTGTATCAGTTGCACTTAAATCCCCTGATGCCAACGCTATTGTGCCTTGTGCGATACGCATTGTACCACCCAACTGGTAAGAAGGGCTTTTCACAATAGGCTTAGCTTCAAAATTTGTAACTAAAGTTTGATTAACATTTGCCATGATTTACCTCCTATTCAGTACAGGCTATTTCTACTACTTTTTCTTCTTCCATACGAGTTGCCCCGATGTCCATACAGTAATAGATTTGAGTTGAGTAAGACTTGTCAGCACGCTCATCAATGCGACTTGTAACATCTTTACCAATAGCAAGCTTGATACCATCACCAGCAAAGGCTAGAACTTGTCTATTGCCATCGCTGTCTGTACCTAGTCTGTTACTAGTAATGAACTTAAAGCCCATATAAGTGTCGACATCTCCTTGAACTAAAGCTCTTCATACCACTATAATTTTCATTACCATATAATATATGTTTGTGGTCTGGACTATACCTTCATCCCCTAGGGATGCTGCCCGTCTAGTCTCTACACCTTCCCATAAATGGGCTTGGCTCGGTATTAGCATTTTAAAGCCTTCACCGAATTTGAGCAGGTTTCATCTAAATATTACTACTTAGATAGGCAAGTAATTTACCGTATTAAAATCAGCACTAGCTACTTCATTGATACCCAATAGATCTTCCATCTGATCAGGGGATACAATCATGTATCTCTGAATAGAAGGATCAACACTATTAGCATCTAGTATCTTTTTTGCAGATAGTAATTTTGCTTTAGTTAGTCCTGCACTTCCATGAACAATCTTCTGTCCAGATGGTAGTGCTGTAGATGTTGTACCAGCTTTGCCAGTATTAGCAGAACCGGTTGCTGCGGATATAACGACATCATCCATACTTCTGCCGAGTGCCATCGCTGCTGCTCTAGCATAGGAAGATGTTGGATCTACAAGTAGTCTGACTTTATCTGGATCGTCAATTAAATCAGCATACTCATAAGTTGCCATTGTTACCATTCTTCTAGCGTGTGGTGTTTCCATTAATGGAGTATCACCATGTCTTGAAGTTCTTACTTGTGCTGTGGCAGCACCTACTTGATCGAAAAAAGCTTTCTCACCAGTAACACTTTCCACATCAACTGCTTCTCTTAATAGAGAACCCATTTGTTGACTTAACATGGTAATGTTGCTACTAAACTGGTTTACAAAAGCTGTAGTAATTTGCGTACTCATAACGCTCTCCTTGTAAAAAAGTTAATAATATTAAGAAAACAAATTGCTACCCTGCTTACGCAGGACACTTCTATATTTAAGGTTAATCACCTTTAGTTGTCGGAACTACCGGTAAGGGCTTTCGCTTATCTTACTTTACGATCTTCTGTAAATTCTATTCCTCTTCAGGGTGCATATACTCCATTAACTCTGTTACTTGTTGTACAGTTCGTAAATGATCGGGATGTTTTTTATCCCAGTATGCCCCTCCATTACGAGGATCGCCACGCAAGGCGGCAATTTCTTTTTCTGCATCAGCAGGTGTATATTGCTGTGCTTCTTTACCACCAATAATCTGATCTTCACCTAATTTACTTTTGATGTATGATCCAATATTGGCTAATGTTTTTATAAATGCAGGATCGTTACCTAATGGTAATCCTTCCTGCGTTATTAGTTGATCAAATTCTTTTGGAGCAAATTCTTCTAATACGTTTTTTGCTTCCTTCATTTTATTATCATACGCCTTGCCCCATTCTTTTTTAAGAGCAATCTCGGCTTCTCCTCTTTTTATTTCTAGTTGTTCTTCACTAGGAGGAGCATTTGCAGATTGTAGTTCTGCTTCCTTTGTCATGTATTCTTGAAAGATAGTATTGGCTTGTCTATCGTTGAGACCTGCTTTGTGAGCTAGTCCTCGATACCAACCCTCTATATCCTTATCTACCTTAGTGCCTTCTTTTACTTCTAGCTTATAGCCTTCTGCATTTTCAGGTTTACCTAGTTTGGTGTAGACATTGTTCCAGTCATCATCATTTGCCCATTTGCCGGGTACAGGAACTTTATCAGCTCCTACCATACTCTGTGCATGGATCGCTGTTTTAGCTAATGCTTCTACACTTTCTAAGTTATGTATTAATTGATTATCTTTTATATCGTCTGGTAAGCTTGCTTTCCAATCTTCAGACGGTGCCTGCCCAGTTTCTACTGGAGCTTCCGCTACCTGTTGTTCTTCAGCCATGTCTTAATCTCCTTTCGCATTTTCCTCTAATGGTTTAAAATCTTCTAGTTGTCTAAAAATAAAGAACAAAACACCCCTAGCCCCTTGATTGTAGGCGGTGGTATCTGGCTCTCCCCTTACAAAAGTTTCTCTATCATAGAAACGCTCTCGTAAATCCTGTAGTACCTTTTGTCCTTCATCGGACTGAAATACAAATTTATAATCATGCTCTGTCATTATATATAAAATAAACTATTTATTTGATATTGATAAACATTAACATCTCTTTTTGATGTTTCTTTCCATGTGTTTGTATGAGATATTCCTTTTCTTTTTCCTATTTTTTTCCATCCCATTTGTTGCCAAAAAAAGTTACTAGGTAAATCATCAGCACACCCACAAACAAAATCTTGCCTTCCATAAGAATTAGCATATTCAATACCAGTTTTTAATAATTTTTTCCCCCTTTCTATTAACCTTGCATCTTCTTGTATTGCTATTTGATTAACTTTTGCCCAATTTCCAAAAGACATTAAAAGATAACCAACTAGATCTTTATTTTCTTCTATTACCCATATTTTATCGTTGCAAACATTTGACCATCTTTTACCATTTTTAATACCAGTTATAGCCGCTTCATAAGCTGAATTTGGTATAAAGCCTAAAGATTTTGTTTCTTTTTTTGATAAATGATTAATATATTTTAAATCTTTAATATTTGCGTATCTTACAATCATTATTGTAACGCTTTCAAGGCAGGTGCAGCTTTACCAGCAGCTTCGGCTGTCTGTAGAACTTCTTGTTGTTCTGCCATTTGTTGTTGCATTTGCTGCCTTGCTTCTCGCTCTTGTGCAACCTGTTGATCGCTCTTAATCGTAGAAGCAGGAACACCTAATACTTTAATAATATATTTAGCTAGACCATCCATATCCACATAATCAAATACAGTAGGATTAACTTGTGATAATGGAGCAAGCATCTCAAACAATCGCATTGCAGATTGTACATCGCCTAGTCTTTGAGCTTTGGCTAATGGTGAGATATATTCTATTTCTACACCAGTATTCGCTAAGAACTCTGGTGCAGGTGCAAATTTCTTATTACGCACTAATACATTATAACAACGCTCTATCAAAGGCTGTAGCATCTCTGCTTGTAATCTACCTAAGACCGGGCCAAGTAATCGCATCTTCTCTTCTGTTCTCTGTATCACTTCGGTAGCTGTCATCTGTGGGCCTTGCGATAGAATTAACTGGTCTACATAAAATGCAGAACGTATAGCATTCCTTCGCTGCTCTTCCATATTTATGCCTAGTGTATTATTAGCTCCTATATTTAATGGTTCTATTCTATCTCTAGTACCTGATCGGTAATAGTTTAGTCCGCCCGGCACAGTTCTAATGGGCATCATAAAGCCATCATCAGGAAGCATTAAGGGTGGATCAACTTGCTTTTGTGCAGAGCGGATCGTAACCTCAGCCATCTTATTGAGCATCTTTGTATCAGCTAATGCGGTCATAGCCGGAGATCTTCCATAACCACGCTCAAAAGAAGCTTTGAGGAATCTTGGACATACATAAGGTAGTTCATCGTAACCACTTTCCGATATAGTAACCTTGTCATGTGGATCTATATACACGCTTGCAAACTTTTTATTTAATGAATCTAATTGTGTAATATCGTAGGCTTCCCTTGGAAACACAGCGTGTAGTAATTCTATTTCTTTGTAAGGCTCATTCCTTGCCATATTCTGTAATCTTGGGGTTAAGTTGTCGTTACCAAACATGGTACGCATAGCAATACAGGTCATCTTAAATTTTCTATATACTGTATCTACTCTACCTTCTGCATCTTCGGCTAGGTAACATTCTCCTATATGCCTTGTGCTAAATCGTAAATCGTTTTGTTCATCCTCTTCAATACTCATAACTCCTGTACCAAAGACTACTAAATCAGAATACATCTCATGGACTGCTTCGGCAAAGTTGGATCTATTAATAGAGCTATACATTACATCAGTAACACCCTCTAGCCATTCCTTGGCCTCGTCATCCCCGTCTAATTCTCTATTCTTAAAACGTAAGCTAAACCATGCAGAACTAGGATTAGTTAACATTCCATGCAAACTTGCAGATAACATTTCTGCTGCATGAATAGCAGTACCATCAAAGACTAGCTCGGTGCGTTTATCTCCAGAGGTACGCTTCTTGGTTATATCTGCTTTTCTAGGACTTATATAGTCTGCTAATTGTTGCCAATGGCTTTCCCAGTTACTCCTCTGATCCATCAAAGTTTTAAACTGGTGCATAATTGCAACTGCTTTTTTATCGTCAGCCATCTATCCTCCTAATAGGGTTTTTACAGAAGTGCTATCTCCACTTGCTGTTAGCCCTTGCGTTCCTGTTAATATGGTAGCTCTTTCACCAGACACTCTTCTTTTCTTTCTATACTCTGGGCTATCATCTCCAGCTCGTACTGCTGCTTTAGGTGTTACTACAGGTGGTGCAGGTTGTGCTGTTGGTGGTGGTGAAGAAGGTCTACTAATAAATCCACTCATCTTAATATCCTCCTAATAATGTTGGTGATACGCTTGAGGTATCTTCTGTTGTAAGACCACTAGATCCTGTTAACATAGTAGCCCTCACCCCTTTTCTTCTTTTTAACCTTGTCTCTTCCTTGTCTATCTCTGCACGCTCTACCGGTTTAATGGCAGGTGGTGGAGGAGCTGGAGGAGGTGGTGGCGGGGTTGGTATCTTAGGACTTAAAAAACTCATAATTCACCTGTGTGTGTAAATGGGTTATAATTACTCGATGCGGATCTTGGC